CAACTAGAGGCCTTAGTAGTGATATTGGTGATGTAAAACCACCTACTGCAACTAGGCCTATGTTCGGAGATGCAACACTAACTTTACTTACAAATAAGAATAATCCTGTAGTAGAGGTAAGATTTAGAGATATTTATCCAGCATCACTTAGTGGCCTAGATTTTAATCAGAACGTATCTGATGTTGAATATATAAGTGCAAGTGTAGACTTTGACTATACTTTATATGAAATTGTAACTTTATAATAGAGAAAATTATGACATTATTTAAAGATAGTGATACTTACAATTTTGCATTTTATATAATATTAGCAATTTTAATTATACTTTTCTCTGTTTTTGGAAAAGCTTCAGAAGCAGAAGATTATTCTAAAGAGATATTATCTAACGCACAAAAACCAGTATTATGTAATACCCCAGAAAAAATTATAGAATTGGTTGAAGGTTATGGAGAATCTCCAATAATAACAATGAATAATATTTCTCCTACTACTGGGGGCGTTGATAAATTTTTAAAAACCATTATTATATTAGCAATAAATATAGAAACAGAATCGTGGTCACTTGTAGAAATTATTAATAAAGAAGTTTCTTGTATAATAGGTAATGGTAAAGGTTTACAATTTCTTAAACCTATCGGTGAACTAAGTACTTAAATGATAATTAATGATGATATAAAACTAGATTATTCTGATGTTTTAATTAGACCCAAAAGATCAACACTTACATCTCGTTTTGATGTAGAGATGTATAGAACATACACTTTCTATCATAGTAAAAAGAAATGGACAGGTGTTCCTATCATGGCTGCGAACATGGATACTGTTGGAACATTCAATATGCATAAAGCTTTAAGTAAACATGGTATGGTTACTTGTATCGCAAGACATTACAACTATGACAAAGAAAACTGGTGGAAATTACCTTTTGAAAAATCTACAAACACATTATGTGTTATGGGTGGAATATCTGAAAAAGATTTAGAAATACAATCACAAATATATCAAAATACTAGATGTGCATTTCTTGGTTTAGATGTTGCGAATGGTTATACTATTAGTTTTGTTGATGCTGTCAAGAAAACCAGAGATATGAATCCAGATGCAACAATTATTGCTGGTAATGTAGTAACTGCTGATATGACACAGGAATTAATACTTGCTGGTGCAGATATTGTTAAAGTAGGTGTTGGCCCTGGCTCAGTTTGCACAACACGAATTAAAACAGGAATAGGGTATCCACAATTAAGTGCAGTAATAGAATGTGCAGATGCAGCTCATGGTTTGGGTGGCCACATAATCGCAGATGGTGGTTGTAGTTCTTCTGGAGATATTGTAAAGGCATTTGCTGGTGGTGCAGATTTTGTAATGATTGGTGGAATGTTGGCTGGACATGATGAATGTGATGGAGAAATTATTGATGGTAAAATGTCTTTCTATGGTATGGCTTCTGAATCTGCAATGGATAGACATGATGTTGGAAACAGACAATATAGAGGAGTTGAAGGTAAAACAGTTACAGTTCCTTATCGTGGGCCTGTTGAAAATACCATTATAGATATATTAAGTGGTGTTCGTTCTGCTTGTACATATGTGGGTGCAAATAGATTAAAAGAGTTGACAAAATGCACAACATTTGTTAGAGTAAATAATACACATAATAGAATATTTGAATAAGGATATATAATGATAGAATGGCATAAAAACTTTGCTGATAATTTTCAAAACAAACACAACTTATCTAATTATACAATGTATTGGATGTGTTGGTCAGAAGGTGTTATATTTGGTTTAATTGTTAGTTATTTTATTTTTTAGAATGGAGAATTAATGACACTTGACGAATTGAAACTTCAAGTTGAAAAAGATTTGAAGATAGATGATGAAAGACTTGATATAGAATCTTACAAAAATCAAGAACTTTACAGTAAATATTTAGAACATAAAACGAATTTTGAATTTCTTCTTTATAAAGCAAAAGGAGATTACAAAGTTTTATTCAAAAATAAATGGGAATATTATGGTGGTAAAGCTGATGCAAAAATCTATGTTACCAAACCATTTGACCTAAAAGTTCTAAAAACAGATTTAAGCATCTATATAGAATCAGATGAAGATATAATTAAATCAGAACATAAGATTGCATATCTCGAATCAGTTATAAAATATATTGATGGTATATTACGTTCCATACAGAGTCGTGGTTGGGATATTAAAAATGCGATTAGTTGGAAACAATTTGAGGCTGGGATGATATGAAGAAGTGGATAGGATATTACGAGAATATATTATCGAATGATTTATGTGATAAACTTATAGATTATTCAGATAATATTAAACCTCTACAACCATCTACATACTCAACGTCTGCTGGTAAGTCTAAAAACAGTACTGAGCGTGTAAAGATGGACGATGGTTGGTTTAGGAACGGAGAACAATACTATAACGAAATAAAAGATTGTTTTATGTCTGCATTAAATTTATATAGAGAAACACATCCAGACTGTGTTTGTCAAAGACATACAGATTTCAGACTGAACAAATATTCTAAGGGTGGGTTTATGTCAAGGCACGTTGACAACATACATCACTCTCATGGTCAAGAATATGGATACCCACAATTATCAGCATTGTTGTTTTTAAATGAATGTCAAGTTGATTATAAGGGTGGAGAATTTGTAATCGCAGATGTATCATATTCAACTAAGAAGGGGTCTGCAATATTATTCCCCTCTAATTTTATGTTCCCACATGAAGTGGGAGAAATTTTTGAAGGAACGAGGTATAGTATAGTAACATGGCTGATGTAGAAAGACACGAATTTTTTCCAACTTGTTTATATAGATTTAAACATGAGTTCAAAGATAATGAACTTAATGGAATGTTAAAACATATAGAGAATAATAGTTTTGAAGAAAAAGATGGACTGATGTTTAAAAGAACTGGAAGTCAAACCCAAGATGAATTGCATAAAATAGATACTTTTTCAAATTTAATAAAAAAAATTATAGAAGTAAGTGATCATATATTAGATGAACAAGGATATATGGGTGAAGTGGAAATTACAAATATGTGGGGTAATATACTAAGACCACAATCTCAAAGAGCTCATCACCCACATACACATTCAAATAATTTTTTATCTGGTGTGTTTTATCTTAAAACATCAACAGACACATCACCAATTCAATTTTTTGACCCAAGGCCACAATCAGATGTTTTGAAACCAAGAAAAAAAGAGTTTAATACACTTAACTCAAATATTGCTCAGTTTAATTCAGAAACAGGCTGGGGTGTTATATTTCCTTCTTGGTTGTTACATTGGGTGCCAGAAACCAAAGATGAAAGAATTAGTATTGCTTGGAACGCAATAGTTCGTGGTGATTATGGTGAACCAAACACACTCCAAAATGTACATATCTAAAGTAAATGAAGTTTACTTAAATTTAAAGGTTGACTCTGGTTTATCCAGAGAACTTGCAGACTATTTTACATTTGAAGTGCCAGGTGCAAAATTTATGCCTACATTTCGCAATCGTTTGTGGGATGGAAAAATTAGATTATATTCTCAACAAACAGGAAAAATTTATTTAGGACTCCTTCCTTATATAAAACAATTTTGTTTAAAAAACTCTATTGAATATATAATAGAAAATGGAGTTGAAGATGTCAGGAATATCATTCGTGAGGATGTTAGAAAATTCACAAAGTCGTTACGTCCCCAAACCAAAGGAAAACAACTTGAAATACGAGATTATCAGATTAATGCCATACTTCACTCTTTACGAGAACATCGTTGTCTTATTGTTTCTCCTACTGCATCTGGGAAATCATTAATAATATATGCATTAGTTAGGTACTATAACCTATTATTGCAAGATAAAAAAATACTCATACTTGTACCAACTACTTCATTAGTAGAACAAATGTATTCTGATTTTATAGATTATGGTTGGAGTGATAAACATATTCATAGAATATATTCTGGCCACGAAAGAACTACTGAAAAACCTGTAATAGTTTCAACTTGGCAATCCCTGTATAAAATGCCTAAAAAATATTTTAATGATTTTGGTTGTATAATAGGTGATGAGGCTCATCTTTTTAAAGCAAAATCACTCACAAATATTTTAACAAAATTGGAGAATTGTAAATATCGTCATGGATTTACAGGTACATTAGATGGAACTCAAACACACAGATTAATATTAGAAGGCTTATTTGGTTCAGTACAAAAAGTTATATCTACAAAAGACCTTATAGATAAAAAAACATTAGCAAATCTTACAATAAAATGTTTAGTATTAAAACACCCAGAAGAAAATTGTAAAGAAGTGAAAGGAAGTTCTTATGCAGACGAAATTAATTATTTGTGTACTAACACCACTCGTAATAATTTTATTGTTAAATTATGCGATTCACTTTCTGGCAATACATTAGTATTGTTTCAATTAGTAGAGAAACATGGTAAAATATTGTATGATAAGATGAAAGACTTTAATAGAAAAGTATTTTTTGTCTATGGTGGTACAGACACCGAAACAAGAGAAAATATTCGTGCAATTACTGAAAATGAAAGAGATGCTATTATTGTTGCATCTTATGGAACTTTCAGTACTGGTATTAATATTAGAAATTTACATAATATTATTTTTTCTTCACCTTCAAAATCAAGAATAAGAGTTTTACAATCTATAGGTAGAGGTTTAAGGACATCATCAACAAAAGACTCAATATCAGTATTTGATATATCAGATGATTTATCTCATGGCTCATGGAGTAATTTTACATATAACCATTTTCAAGAACGAATAAATATATATAACGAAGAAGAATTTAACTATCAAATAAACAAGGTAAAATTATGAATAATAAAAATTACTCCATAGTAAAATTATCAAATGGTGAAAATATTATTTGTAATGTAATTAATAATTCTGATAATTCTATAGAAATAGAATCGCCATTAAAGTTAGAAACTCATGGTAAGCTTACATCAAAAGGCATTGCAGAATCTTTATCTTTAGTAAGATGGATGCAACCTTTTTGTGATGATGATAAATTTACGATTAATAAAAATACAGTTATTATAAATGTTCCAGTTTCAATAGGGTTGGGAAAATATTATGAATTTATACTCAAAAAATTAAATGGTTTGGACATAATAGGCCCTAGTGATGAAGAACTAAAAGAAATTGAAATGGAACAAAAAAAAGAACAACGAAGAAAACAGCAAGAATTATTAGAACTTGAAAGTGGTGAAATAACAATACATTAGTTGATGTATAACAAAGTTAATTATACACATTTTTTAATCTTTGTCAATACCTAAATTATTAATTTATAACAATTTTTTTCTTGACAAAGTATAGAGTTGTATGGTAGATTGGTTCTATCAACTTTTTAAGTGAAGGATTATTATGGCAAGAACTAAAAAGAAAAGTGTACACTATGTAGATAATGCGAAGTTTCTTGAA